AATTCGCAGGTTTGTGGTGTCCCCCAGCATCTATCCTGTGATTACCGCAGTGTTGAAGGACACTGAGGTTGAAGAGATGCCTACTGATTATGATCGTGGCTTGGATTTCTCCATTACCAAGACCACGAAAGGTCAGTATGCAGACTACAGCACTAGCAAGTGGGCTCGTAAAGAGTCTGCATTGACAGCCGCTGAACGTGCAGCAATCGACACATATGGTTTGTTTAACCTCAAGGACTTCCTTCCAAAGAAGCCTGGAGATACTGAACTCAAGATCATTAAAGAGATGTTTGAAGCATCCGTTGACGGTCAGACTTATGATCAGGACCGTTGGGGTCAGTACTACAAGCCGGCAGGACTCACAAATAATCCCGATGCGGATGATGTTCCTGCGCCGACACCTGCTGCTCGTCCAGCACCTGTTGCAGCCGCTCCTAAGGTGGAGACTGCTCCGTGGGAGGATAACGAACCTGCTGCTAGTGCGCCTGTTGTAACAGAAGCGCCTAAGGCGAATCCACGTGCAGAAGAAATTCTTGCAATGATTCGCAATCGTAAGTCCTAATTAGGGCAGGGAGAGCAGAAATGCTCTCCCATTCTCATATGAAATTAGTTTGGCAAAAAACTGGCGACTATATTAATTGTGATCCCGTTGATCATGGTTTTGTAGAATATTGGCTTGATAAACAGCAAGAGTTCATCTGGAAAACAACTAGTGTTCTGCCTCAACAAGAATTGTTGGAAGAATTATCTAATCTAGTAGATCGTGTTCATACCAGATTAGGTAAACTTAAGATACAGTTAGTCGAAACTCCTGCTGATTATATGTCTCAGAATACTCTTAACACGTTGCATAGGAATTGGGTACAGTTACACTTAAAGTATCCAAATTTTTTAAGTTTATTTGACAAACAATTTAGTATAGATGTTGCTAGAATTAATAAAGCATTGCACGAATTGGAAATTTCATGGTCTTTACTATTAGAGAGCAATAATACTATATTGCCAACTATGGGAGATTTACCTAGTTTGTTTGGGCAATCCAATATAAAAGTACCATATGAAAATTTAGGAAGAAGCAGTTATAATAAATGGTTAAACTTTGATGAAAGTTTGGAAACAAGTGATACAAACAATTTCAAAGAGATTTATAATAAATTGTCTATCAATCTAAACAGAAGTTTTATTAGTGATGCTCCAGTTGATTATGTTAATTGGATATCCTATAAAGGGTTTCCTGTTACACCAAACGAATTACTATTGGCAAATTTTGCTGATTTAGATACTAAACAACACACTTATAGGACACTATTCATGAAGAATTTTGTCTTAGGGTGCAATGATGTTATATTCATACAATAAGGAAAAGACATGGCAAAACCATTTGATATTTCAAAGTTCCGTAAGGATCTGACAAAAAGCATTGACGGACTTAGTTTTGGGTTCAATGATCCAACAGATTGGGTTTCGACAGGAAATTATACACTCAACTATCTCATTAGTGGAGACTTTCATAAAGGCGTTCCTCTAGGCAAGGTTACTGTATTTGCTGGAGAATCGGGTGCAGGTAAATCTTATATCTGTTCTGGCAACATTATTAAGAACGCACAGGAACAAAATATATTTTGTATCTTGATTGATAGTGAGAACGCACTGGATGAAGCCTGGCTACACGCACTTGGTGTTGACACTCATGAAGACAAACTGCTAAAGATGAACATGGCAATGATCGACGACGTTGCCAGAACTATCAGTGAGTTCATGAAGGGCTATAAGGCAATGGATGGCAATGAACGTCCTAAGGTATTGTTCGTAATTGATTCGTTGGGCATGTTGCTTACTCCTACTGACGTTAATCAGTTCGAAGCGGGTGAGATGAAGGGTGACATGGGTCGTAAGCCTAAGGCATTAACAAGTCTTGTTCGTAACTGCGTTAACATGTTTGGCAGCATGAATGTTGGTATGGTCTGTACTAATCATACATATGCAAGTCAAGACATGTTTGATCCAGATGACAAGATCAGCGGCGGTCAGGGCTTTATCTATGCCTCATCTATTGTTGTAGCTATGCGTAAACTTAAGTTAAAGACTGATGCTGATGGCAACAAGACTAGCCAAGTACATGGTATCCGTAGTGCTTGTAAGGTCATGAAGACACGTTATTCGAAACCTTTCGAGAGCGTACAAGTTGAGATTCCATATGAGACTGGTATGAGTCCAACTAGTGGATTGCTTGACATGTTTGAAGCAAAAGGCATCCTTGTCAAAGAAGGTAATAAACTTAGTTACACTAGCACAACAACTGGCGAGATTATCAAGGAATTTCGTAAAGGCTGGACAGATGATAAATTAATGACAGTGATCAATGAGTGGAATGAAACTTCTACTAAATCAACAGTTGTTATCACTGAAGAAGAGGAAACATTAGATGAGTGATTCAGAATACCTAGTGGCCATGTGGGAAACTGTTAAAGAATATATTCCTACTAAAGATCGTCAAACAGCGGCTGATCATATCGTAAATGAATTGGTTGAGTTGGGAATCGACGATGATGATTTGGAAGCACTTGCAGTTGACCGACCGATGCTTACTGCTATCAAAGAGCATGTGGAAATCAAAGACAGAGAAGACGAAGACGACGATTAAGGTATCAGATGTGGTATGCTAAGGTAACCAGTGATCTTGGGAACATACCCGCTTTCATTGAATATTATGAAAACGAAATCGAAGAAGCCAGGCGTGACATTTCAGTCAAAGGCAATGTTGAGAAAAACATTGCCGCTTTGCCTGGCATCACCGAACAACGATTTAATCAACTTCAAGAGATCGAAGCAGTTTTAAATTATCTTAACATTCAAATTAGATTGATTAGACGTAAGCATTTCCAAAAATACTTGGAACATTATGCTCGTGCTCTTAGTAGTCGAGATGCTGAAAAATACGTCGACGGCGAGCCCGAAGTTGTTGACTACGAAACAATCATCAATGAAGTAGCACTACTGCGTAATAAGTGGTTGGGTGTAATGAAGGGCATCGATAGTAAGCAATGGCAACTTAGTAATTTAGTTAAACTTAAAGTTGCTGGAATGGAAGATTTCAGTATCTAAGAAATCCTAACGGTAATCCCATCTTGTTTGTGTTATAACTATAGAATCTTGTAAAATCACCCGTATAATTGAATCCTTCTGGATCATCCACGATGATATTTGTATTGCTCATAGTTATAGCATTAAACATTGCTGCCATTTCGCTTAACTTGAGTTTATCTCTATAAACTATATTCATGTCATGATGCTTACATTCGCCATTCATGATAATATCGATGATCGGTGGTAAATCTTCGAGATTTACAAAGTCAAAGAATCTATCTGCGTAGATATGATAATTTTGTCTAGCATAAGTTTGAATTTTCTTAAAGAAACGCTTACTGCTTTCGGTGTAATGAAAGACCCCGAACAATCTCAAGTTATAGAAGTTTTCGTATTGTCGCATATCTTTACTGATTTGATTCTTTACAAAGCCATATGTGTACTTTGGTTCTCTTTCAAAGATTAGATCCTCATGGACCATCATGATATCTTGATCAGTATCAAACTCGTTGCCACTACCAAAATTAATTAATCTCTTGAACCTGTGTCTGTTGGCAACAATGTTGTCCCACATTCTAAGATTGTCCTTGATAATCATGTCGCTATATGACTGTTTAAGTTCATATAGATTCTCTCGGCCAACAAGCGCAGTGTGGATAACTAGATCAAAATAACGGCTATTAAAAAAAGCATTAACAGCAACTGGATCTAATAGATCTAATTTATCTCTTGAACATTCGAATACTTGATGTCCTACTTCTCTAAAATAAGCAGACAAATAACTTCCAATGAACCCATTAGAACCTGTGATCATAATACGCATGAGTTAATCCAATCATTGCCCCAGTTATAACATTGTTTGCCTTCTCCATTGGGATCTATTAGAGCAGGTCTCTTGTTCAGATATTCTTTTAGCAAACTGCGATTTTTGCTAGTTGTACCTATTTCTTTGAGTGATAAAACTTCTTTAAAAGAAGGATTATGATGTGCTTCACTTTGATATATTTCTAAGAATGGTCTAATGCGTAGATGTCCATTCATCTTCATATAGATGCCAATCATACGTTCACATAAGAATCCTTTATAGTTCAAACTCATGTTAGTACGATAATCTGCACAGGTATTCAATTTCTCCAGCCATTCACCTTCAAACTTATCCATGACATCAACAAACTGTTTTAAGAAAGATAAGAGTCCATCCCAGAATTTCTTATTGCCCACAAAGTAATTTCCCACGAGATAATGATTCATTCCTTCCGGTTGCTTCAACAGCGACGGATCTAAGCCCATGTCTTTAAATATCTTTTCGGCAAGTTCTAGAATCAATGGAAAGCAATGGTCTCCGTGTTCCCATACATTCCAATATTTTACTATCTCTTGTGGGTATGGATTAAATGTATAGACATCGTAAGTCAAATCCAGATTGATGATGTCAACAATCTGTTGAGCAGAAACACCTGGTATCCTACTGCGCCATTTCCAACTGAAATGCCCCCAGAGATCCTCGTTGGTCTTCTGTGCTTCTTCGTATATCCTCGTGTAGATGTAATACTCATGAAGATTGACGACAGGGTTGGCAGTATTATCAAATGGGGTAAATTCTGAATCTAGATAAATTTTTTGTTCATCTTTATAATATGCTTGAAATATTTTCATCTTCTATACTTATTAATGTTATAATTAGTTATAGAGGATCCAGATGCAAGAATCAATAAATGATTGCGACATAGTAGTAGTAGGAGCAGGTATATTTGGATCTGTTATTGCTGAACAATGCAGCAGAGATGGACTTAAAGTTTTAGTTATCGAATCACGTAATCATATCGGCGGCAACTGCTATACTGAAGATGATTCAAATACTGGTATTAATATACATAGATATGGTCCTCATATATTCCATACTAGCGATGAACGAGTATGGCGTTATATCAATCAGTTTACTGAATTCAACAGTTATAGACATCAATGTATGAGTCGTGTAGGCAAGAAGACTTATTCTATGCCAATCAATCTTGCTACAATTAATCAATACTTTAAAAAGAATTGGTCTCCAACACAGGCAAAAAAGTTCTTTGAGATTTACGCAAAAGCATATCCTGATCCCAAAAACTTTGAAGAACAAGCAATGGCCCTGATGGGTAATGACTTATACAGAATGTTATTCCGTGAATATACAATCAAGCAATGGAACAGAGATCCTAAGGATTTGCCTGCTAGTGTAGCCAGAAGATTACCAGTTAGATACAACTACAATACTAGATATTATAATGATCTTTGGGAAGGCATACCTAATATGGGATATACACCTATTTTTCAAAAGATGTTGAATCATATTAATATCGAAGTAATGCTGAATATAGATTTCTTCGAAGTTAGACATATGATACCATCAAATAAACTCATTGTATATAGTGGTCCAATTGACAGATACTTCGATTATAAGCATGGTATTCTAAATTGGCGTACTTGCGATTTTGAATTTAAGACTTTTGATATGGAAGACTATCAGGGTGTTACACAGATTAATTACCCAAAGTTAGATATTCCGTATACCAGAACTATCGAGTTTAAACATTTCCATCCTGAGCGTAATTATACTAAAGATCACACTGTTGTGAGTTTTGAATATAGCAGAGCAGCAGGAATAAATGACATGCCTTACTATCCTGTAAATACAGATGAAGATAGATTAAGGTATTCGATGTATCATATCGAATCAAAGCAATTATCAAATACAATCATTGGAGGCAGGCTTGGTCAATATATGTACTATGACATGCATCAAGTGATCGGTGCTGCTTTATCAACTTACGAAAAGAGAATTAAAAATGTTTACAGTAATCAATCCTGAGCAGAGCCATTGGCATGCTGTTGAAACTCTAACTGCATTGAATCGATATCAAGATTTTATGGATAACATTAAAATTGTAGCAGATATGGGCTGCGGTATTGGACTAGATGCAGCATGGTGGGGTAGATTAACTAAGGACGATGGGACATCTAGAAATATACAAGTTAATGCTATAGATCGCAAATTAGAATGGCATGCATTATCTAGAAATGATAACATAAATTATATCGAAGCAGATTTTTCAACATCTGGATTAGAACCTAACAGTCATGACTTAGTATGGGCACATAATAGTCTACAATATAGTCTAAGTCCAATCGGTACATTGATACATTGGCACAGTATACTAAAAACAGATGGTATGTTATTGGTAACCGTTCCATTTAATTTCAAGATTTACAATAATAAAGATATGCTCAATATTAATAGTACCTATACGAATGGGTGTTATTTTAATTGGACAATGGGGAATTTAATAATGACTTTGGTAGGCTCAGGCTTTGATTGTAGAAATGGGCATTTCAAGATTGATAAAGTTAACAATTGGATTCAGGCTGCGGTATATAAATTACCCCAAGAACCCGACCCATATATGAATTGGTATGATATGTGTGATCGTAAACTGTTACCTTTATCAATTGAAAACAGCATTATGAAGAATGGAAACTTTGAAGACGTAGATATAGTAGTAGAATGGATTGATCGAACACAATATATGCTAACAGTTTAAAAATAAAATTGTTGATTTTACTTGACTTTCGAACTAGGTAAGTTTATATTAGATAAATAATAGACGGTTGTTGTGTGCATCAAAAAACGTAGCACAGTCTATTTTATACAACCCAGCTGATACAATAGTGTGTCGGTGCAGAACAAAAGGAAAGAGAAATGAAGAAACTTATTACAGCATTGTTTGCCCTAGTGGCAGGCGTATCAGTAGCAGCCGCTGCCGATCTACCATCCAAGAGTGCAGCCGCTGCTCCAGCAGTTTCAACAAGTGCTTTTAACCTAAGTGGCTGGTACGCAGGTGGTTATGTCGGCGGAAACTTCGACGATACCAACAAGTTCAAGTACGACAACACTCCTAAGGTTTTTGGTGGTGTTGCTGGCTATCAGTGGAACAAGTACCTACGCACTGAAGCAACTTTAGACTATAATACCAAGGCAAAGCCAACTACTACTAAGACTGGCGAAACTGCTTTTGCCAACGCAGTAGTAAGTTACCCAGTATTTGGAGTAACACCATACATCCTAGCAGGTGTTGGATATGGTTGGGGTTCATGGGATAAGGTCACTGTTACAAACAAGGATCGCACCCTTTACAACGTAGGTGGTGGTGTTCGTTATGACATCACTAAGGCTTTTGAAATTGACGGGCGTTATCGTTACATCGACGGTCTAACCGGCAAGAAGTATGATAACAATCATGTTGTTACACTTGGTGTAAACTACAAGTTCTAATCTGAACTTAGTGAAAAGGTGCTGCTTATCGGTAGCACCTTTTTTCACGACTTTTATTTGACTTTGTTTTAGATTCTGTTATATTAAGATTCTTAATGGAGATAACACGGTGAGAACTAGCAGTGAAATTGTCGAAGATCTTATTGATTCGTTAGAGAAAATGATCGACGCTCAGGATGACAAATGGCAAGAAGAAAAGTATGCTAATTATCGAGAAGCAAATAAGATTCATGATGAACGACTAGTTCCTGCCAAAGATAATTTTAAAAAACATTTAGACGATTATATCGATAGACGTATTGAAACATATTGCATCAAGCATATGATTACCAGGACTACTTTCGTAGGAGAAACTGAATGAAATTTGTCACCGTAATGGATATGTGGCTGCTGATCTGTAATATCGGCTTGCTGGGTTGTCTTATCTATGTTGTGCGTCAGTTGATTGCGTTGGCTAAAGATTTTCAGGCATGGAAATATTCAGAAGTTGTTGACAAAGAGATGAAGTATGTTATACAATTGATTAAAGATGAAAGAGATAATCTTGAAAGCAGCATGACTACTGCTGATATTGATATCAAAATGGAATTCTGTGATGATATCATCAATCAAATTGAACGCCGTAGAACAAAGAATATTATTGCGGCAGCTCAAGTAAAGTGATATATAAAGCATAGGGGGATTAGCTCAGTTGGGAGAGCGTCTGATTTGCATTCAGAAGGTCATCGGTTCGATCCCGGTATCCTCCACCACTCAATTAGAAATAGGCATCAATGAAAAAGATTAAAGTATTTTGGAACATTAACGAACTAGCAAACTGGGATAAAGTATTCAAGCAACAGTGGGACTGCATGGTATCAAGCGGTCTTTTGGCGGCTGCGGAAGATGTTATCCTAATGGGGAATGGCAGGATTAGAACTTTCACACCCATTATTGATTCTCACCCCGAATATCCACAGTTGGCTTTTACAAGTGTTTGTGATAGTGCTGCTCTTTGGGAATATCCCGGGCTTATGTTTATGCAACAACAAGCTAAGGAAGCAGAAGAACCCTTCCATATCTGTTATATTCACCTCAAAGGTCTTACACGGTGGGGAAACCCCAATGTAGAAGACTGGAAGGCATGGCTCAATTGGTGTGTCATCGAACGCTGGCAGGACAATGTAGCAGCATTGCAGACACATGATACTAGTGGGCCAAACTGGGAAATCGAACCGTGGCCGCATCATTCCAGCAATTTTTGGTGGGCTAATAGCGATTATATTGCCAAACTTCAACCACTTGTTCATCCGCATAAGTTAGTATCTCACAATGCTACACAATTCAAAGGACACGGGCATTGGAGATTTGATCACGAAGCCTGGCTAGGTAGCGGAAACCCAAATGTTTTTGAAATCGCTCGTAGTTTCGAAGCAGGCGGTGATCATTACGAAAAACCATATCCAAGAGAACTTTATAGAAATGACTGATATACCTGTTAGGAAGTTTCTATTAGAATCTTTCTATACTATTGGTAAATTACCCAATCATGAATCAGTAAAAACATCAGTTTTAGATCTGCTATCAACGACTCGATCAGATTCCTTGGTAATGAAGGATAATTACTATGCTGACAGTGTTAATAAACTAGATTGGAGCAAGGCTCGAGATTTTACAAGACCATGGGTACAACTACTAAAGCCTCAAATAGAAAATTATCTAAACAAACTGGCTGTTGGATTGGGATACCAAAGTTCAATAATTGATGAACTTTGGTATCAACAGTATACTACTGGAGATGCACATGGATGGCATACACATGGTAGTAATTTTACTGGTGTTTATTATTTAGAATTAGATGAATCCAGTCCTAAAACAGAAATAATTGAACCCAGCAAGCAAGACAAGAAGATCACGCTTGATGTTAGTGAAGGGGATGTTGTTATGTTTCCCAGTTATACAATACATCGAGCACCTATAATTAAAAACGATAAGAGAAAAACTATTGTTAGTTTCAATTTTGTAATGGATCTAATAGAGCCAAATACACTGTTACATATTAATCAATTATGATTTATTAATTGTTTCTTCAGTTGGCCAAACAACATTGAATGGATCTGTTAAATCTATCTCTTTTGTTGCATCAATCCATTTTTGTATGATCATAAGTTCTGATGGAGTTTCTTTTGGATCTTTCAGTTGTGCAGCATATACATCTAATAGATGTTTCTGATAGTCGGTTACGTCTTTTAGTTTTTTATCAAAAATAATTTTCTTTTCAGCAGTGGATACTTCACTTACAGCCCATGATTGACCCCAAGTTCCATCAGACTTTTTACTGTTGGATTCAGTGACATTTTGATAGGGAGTAAGTTTTGGTCTATCGCTTGTACTAATAACCGCATAACCTAATTTTTCAAAATCTGCAGGTTTTGGATTAGAATCAAAATCAATTTGAGTTAATACATGTCTTAAATTATCTTCAGTAATCAAATATCCTATAGGTATATTATTTTCTAATTTTTTAAAAAACATTTTTAACTCCATGTAATTTTAACTTGCCCATCACCGCCATTGCCACCTGCACCAGCAATATGTATATTAACACTTGTTCCCCTAGTCAATTGACCTGAATTATAAGTCTTACCAGCGAAACCAGATCCGCCTGCGCCGCCGCCTCCGCTGAATCCGGGATCACCAGAACCATCATATCCAAACGAACCGCTGCCTCCTCCACCTGGGGTATTTCCTGGAAATGCTGTAAAATTTGCTCCAGGATTGGTTCCGCCTGCACCACCACCATAACTCGTACCACCAGCATTTCCGCCAGGCCCTCTTATATCACCTGAACCACCTTGCCCATCTTCGCCAAACGAACCGCCAGAATGACCACCGCCAGCACCTGGAGGTCCAACATATCTACGTCCTCCACCGCCACCTTGTTGCCCACCATTGGCAGTTAGCGTAGTAGCAGGTAAAGTCACAGTTGAAGTTCCGCCATCCCCGCCAGCAAGACTACCACCGCCACCGCCCCATGCATAGAAGTTGATATTATTTCTATATAGTGGGGTTACGAATGTATAATCACCTGGACCATTGACCCAATTGCCATTTCCGGCAGGATCGGTTGCACGTTTAGAATACATGCTACTAAAACTAATATTTGTAGTAGGAAAGTTTGCAGTGGTTAAAGAATCATCTATATACCAAGTTCTACTTCTCATACTGCTCATATTTTTACCTGTATTAGCAGTAAATTCAGCTACAATTTCAGACATTTTAATGGGAGTACCAGAAGCATGAATGGTCATTTTTTTGTTCCGTTTAGTAATATTTAGCAGGTTGACAGTATCTTGTTTGAGTGTATCATAAGCATTATGAGAGAGAAACAAATGTACACAGAACTTACCGAAGAACGTGTTATGTATCTGGTTGATCTTGCTACAGAATATGCTATCTCACGAAATTTAGATGTGGATTGTTATTTAGAATCCATGCTAAATCCCAACAAGATTGGGGATCGCGATGCAGGTCAAATCGTTGAACTGCTGATCAAATACCACAGAGAATGGACGGATCGTAAATGAAAAACTGTGTGAATTATGCAACGGCACTGGAAACAGTCGGTCTCAACGCTCGTGATTATCCACAAGAAAAGTTTGTGGAATCTCACCCTGTTTGGGTAGTTCTTCCCAAGGTAGAATCTATCGTTTATGGGCATGAAGGATGGGAAATCACGAAGGTTTCCAATGATTTATACTCCATTGAAATCATTGAGAAATTTGGGTAAAATTGTAAGTAAATTTGTTACAAAAATATCAGTTGACGCTTATCCCATACGTGCTATTATGTATTATAGGGAATGAGGAGAGCAGCATGTCTTACGTCGTTTACAATGTTGGAACCACCCAAACTGTTAATGAGAAGCGTTGGGGTCGTGAGACTTTCAAAACTGAAGCGGCTGCTAAGGCTGCTCGCACGAGGATGATCAAGAAGTGGAAGTATGAGTCTACTCAACTTGAGATTGCTGAAGTTGCTTTTTATACACAGAACATTGCTGCTACTGTTACACGCACCAATTTGATGACGGGTAATACCTACCAAGAAAGCGTCAATACGCCCCTGTGCTGCTCGCCCTCCAGTGAGACATATTGGTCAATGTAACTATATTTGTTACAAAAATATCAGTTGACGTATACTAGTTTGAGCGTATTATGTATACATAGGGAATGAGGAGCCAAACATGTCCAATGTTATCCGAGTTGACTTCCGCAAAGGTAAGATGAGCGAGCGTGAACAGTACCTCAATCATCTTGCTGTGGAACTGGACGAGATGGACTTCCAGGACTTTGTGGAAGCAGTAAACGATCCTGATGGCGCAGTATACCGGGATCTCGACGAAGACATGCAGATTTTGGTCTGCGAATTCTTTGCCAAAGCAGGTTGACATAATAGCATAAGGTGCTATTATATAATTGTAATCCAAACTAACGAGGTACAAAATGGCTAATGTGCTTATTAAGTCGGGAACGTATCGCAATGCTCCCGTCGTTAACATGTCCTTCCCTCTGGTTAAGGACTATCAAGAAGGTGCTAAGGGAGGTTACGTGACTGTAGATGGGACATCAATGGGTCGTGATCGCATCCGCATTACAGTGGACCCTACAGAATATGAGATTGAGGGTGAGGTTGCTACTCCAATCGTTGCTGCTAAGGTAGAGGAAAGCGACGAAGCAGTCATGGAGCGTATCGGCGAACGCTTCGACATTATGGATTCAATGACGCAGGCAGTTGTTGACGGTGTTGTGCGTTCAATGATCGTTGTTGGTCCCCCAGGTGTTGGCAAGAGTTTTAATGTTGTCAAGAAACTCGAAGAAGCCAACCTCTTTAACATGATCGGTGGCGACATCCGTTTCGAA